AGATGGTTTAGTGACCCTTAATGATTGCTTAACGTATATCTACAAGAGATTCTTGGTGGTTATAGAGAAAGGTGACATTAAAGAGTTTTTCGAAAAAGATGCTGCAACGATTGCTATAGTGGAAATGAAGAAGCATATTGCGATCCTTGGAAGGAAAGACTTGATGGATCCTCGTGGAGCTGTTGCGGATGCGGAGATTTGTGCGTCGCGCTACATGAAGTTGAACCATCCTATAGTTATTACGGTGCTGCGTGAATTAATTGATTTGACGAGTCATTACAGAGCAAGTTTGCAACAAGCTCGAAAAGCGCCAGCGGCGTATTTGATTTGTGGTCGCCCAGGGTTAGGAAAGAATACTCTCGTGAGTGAAATTGAAGATCGATTGAAGCGTGCTCTAGGATTGGCTCCAGAAATTGGGATTGTGTATCAAATTCAAGGAACCAATCATCAAACAGTTCCTCCGGTTGCGCATATCATGCTGAAGAACGATTGTTTGACAGAAAAAGATGAACATACGACTGTCAATCAGTTGGATTTGTTTCAAGAGATTTGCGATACGGCGTTGCTCAAGGTGGAGACAGCGTCGTTGGCTGAGAAGGCGAATTCGATTTTGAATCCAAAACTGTTTCTGGGAACGACGAATGCTACAAAATACGTTTTTACAAAGTCAACTAAGGATGGTCCATCCAAGCTTAACAGAAGAGTGTATTTATTGCATTTAGGATTGTCGGCAGCGTATCTGAAACGATTTAATGGTAACGAAACTGCAGCGATTGCTGCGTTGTCTGAACATTATGAGGCTAGTGCTGTTGAGTATCGATTTGGGCGTCTAAACATTCCGTTGAACAGTAACGAGATGGATTTGCGTCTTGGCGGAGATCAATCGAAGTGGGAGAAGAAAGTGTACACCGATTCGGAAAGTGTTGCGCATAGGATCATTCTGCATACTCTTGAAAAGATGCGGGCTGAAAGGCCAGTCACTAAGATGGATTGTGTTGGCTGCTCTTTTCGAAAGGATTTGTGCATTTGCGCGACTTTGAAGAAGGATGGTTTGCGAGTAGATGCAGTTCCCCCCGTTGTTAAACCTGCGTCTTGGAGTTTTTGGAATTCTCGCGAGGAAGAAGAAGAAGAAGAAGCTTCGATGCATCAACAGGGTGCAGGAATGAGTATGGAGCATCATCATTTGCACAATACGTCGCAAGAAGCTGATTGGAAGATAGCGAATTTGAAGAACGACATGATTAAGTCATTAGAGCAAGCTACAGACACGAATAAGGTGACTTTAGTGTTGGAAGATTTGAATCGTAAGGTTGAGAAGCATGTTGAGAAGGTGACTGGGTGTATTAGTGACAATACTAGATTGATGATCGGAGGTTTGGTTATTACTTCAGTTTCACTTACTATGCTTTTTATGTTCAAGATTGCTTACTCAAAGTTGTTTGAGTCACAAGGAGCTGTGGTATCGAGTTTGAGTAATGTTCCAAAACCTGTTGACGAAGTTGTCCCCGTTTACTTTGGTTCAAAATTGCCATGGCTTGGTAATTCGGTGTTGAACCATAGAGTCGAAGTGGAAGTGGTGAATGGAAAGAATTATAGCTTGCACGGATTTTGGGTGTGTAAGGAGATTCTTTTGCTCCCATATCACTTCTTCGAGAACACGCAACATGTGGGTACTGTACGTATTCGATATGGGGGACATGTCATTGAAACTCCTTTTGAGCCTAAGAATTGGAAGAGATTGGGTAACAGTGGAAAGGATGGTATGTTGCTCCATGTCCCAGCAGCAGTTGGAATTTATGATGCGGCTTTCAATAAGATTCCAAAAACTGCGAGTTTACCGCTTGGACAAGCTTTCTGTTTAGGAAAGGAAGTGAAGAATTTGCACTTTGCAAACGTAAATGAAATATGGGGTGACTGTCCGGACACTAAAGATGGTGATTGCGGAGCTCCTCTGTTTGATGTGTATGGGAACATTTTTGGAATGTTTATCGGATTCATGACTGGGAGCCACAAAAGAGTGTGGACGATCCTAAATCAACAGGAGATAACGGAAGCTGTTGATGGGTTGCGAGAAGCTGGAAATTCAGTAGAGGTGACTGTGACTGACTTGCCTCCCGCTATTGTTACTCAAGGAGTTAGGTTGAAGGACGGCGTGCATCCGAAAGGTGTGATTGCTGGTTGGCACAAGTGGGAGTCGCCGGTTGAAGGTCCAACAATTGTAGTTCCAATCAAGCATGGTTCGATGATTAGGAAAGAAGTGTGTAAAGTGAAGTCAACAGCTCTCAGAGAAGTCTTCACACATGAAGAACTGCCAGAAATGGGAGCGCCATTTTCGGGGAAGGTTGCTGTGACTGAGGATTCGGAAGGAAACAAAGAGTTCAATGCTCCGTTTTTGAAGAAGGTTAGAGCTTTGATTCCATCGCTGGTTGCAAACAGAATCTCAGAAGAGGGTTTGAGAACGTATTTGAGTTTGTTTAAGACGACTACGAAGATAAAGCCGTTGAGTTTCTATACAGTGGTCTGCGGATCAGAAGTGAATAGCTTGATCAACGCAAGAGATAATTCAAAGTCGATAGGCCCGAGTGCTCATTACTTGTATGGATTGTCTAAAGAACAAGCTTTTAAGCAAGTCGGAGAATCGTGGGAAGTCGATCCGCGAATCAAGGCCGATTCCGATGCTTGGTTTAATCACTTTTATGTGTTTGATGAACCCGTTAAGTTGATTTATGTTAAGAGTGTTAGGAAAGTTGAGGTGAAAGAAAAAAGTAAGGCGGAGAAAGGTGACGCTCGCGTGTTTTCGGTTGTAGACATTGCTTTTGCTCTAGCCTTTAGAAGGATCGTGTTGCCAGTTTTGCAACATATTATGGCGGTGCCGTTTGAATCTGGAGTGTTTTCCACAATTGATGCAGGTGGTGTCGATTGGGAAAACCTGAATGATTGGTTGGCGAAGATGAAGCGTATATTCGAGTCGGATCAAAGGACGATGGATGCTCGAGCGAGTGTGTTGAATCCAGATTATCGTAGAATTATGAGTTTACTGTCGATGAAATTTGGGTATTCTTACGATGATGCTCGAGCATTAGCTAGGGCTTTGATGTGTACGATGGCGTACTTTCTCGAGGTCGATGGCGATATTGTGTTTTTGGATTGGATGTTGAACAGTGGACTGTCAGACACGCTCATTCGAAATAGCGTGATGGGTATGCTCTTGATTTTGTATGCGTTAGCAGAAGAGGGAGTGTTGAAAAATGGAATGTTAATCACAGAGAATGGAACGGAGATTCCAGTCGAAGAAGGTTTAGCGGTGGCTAACACTGGTGATGATAATGTCACTGCGATCATTCCTGAAGTCCCATTTCCAAAGACGAGTTTAATAGCTATGTACAGAAGGTATGGCTATGAGTTGACGCGTGGGGACAAGAAGAAAGGTGAAATTGAACCAATAACCATGAAAGAAGCTACTTTTTTGAAGCGGAGATTTGTGGACACTACTATGCGAGGGCGCAGAGTGGTATTGGCTCCTATCGAATTAAAATCAATTTATAAATCCATATGTTATAGTGTGGATATTTCCGAAGAAAAGTTGCCAGAGAGAAATAGGAATGCAGTGCTGTGTGCATGCAAGGAGATGTTTATGCATGGAGAAGTAATGTTTAATTCTTTTATCAAAAGAATTGCTGACAAGGTCAAACATGAGCTACCCAGCTATGAACAATTAGAAGAACTCTATTTGACTCGGAATTTTAAGATGTGGGAATCTGAATACAAGCTATTCAGGACCCAAGACGTGACGAAACTGCGATTGCCCGATCCAGGCACAGAACTATCACGACTAGTAACACAAGGGATGGATCGTCCCAAATCAGCTCTAAATGGTGAACAACAAGCTGATCAATTTTTCACCGCAGAATTAAATAACAACTCAATTACAGAAGTAACGAATACAGGGATCGTTACCCATTTAAATAGCGAATCAACAACCGTTGATTCTGCCCTGACAAAATTTAGGACGACACGCAAAGAACCAGACGAAGTGGGCATGGCGGAGTTCTTTGCTCGACCGAGGAAAATTGGAACGTTTGATGCATCATCAGTGTCGTATGCGATGTATGCAGCAATGAACTTTTGGGCTCTGATTCCACCTGTGGCAGCAGTCGTGAACCAGTGGAGGTTCTTCAGAGGAGACTGCAAGGTGACCATTATGGCGACAGGATCCGCGAATTATTCTGGAATGGTTCGCGTTTACGCGTTTCCTGGGAAGGCGGTTTCGGAGTATGGAACTAGTCGTGAACCTGGTTTGATTTTGCCTATGCATCGTCTTCAGAACTATCCGATGACAAGCCAGTTGCCTCACGTGGATGTGAATCTGTCGCAGGTGGCTACGTATGAGTTAAATCTGGCGTGGCCGGGTCCTTTTGATTACTTAGGTCCATCAGGTGATATGGTGGATTGGTACATTGGTATTGTGGTGGTTAATGAACCTTGGACAACGAATGGGTTAACGATGGAGGCGTTACCTATTGACATCTATATTTCATACACTAATGTCAAGCTGGAGCGTCTAGTTCCACAAGGTCTAGAACGTTTTGTTGCACAAGGAGAAGACACAGGAAGTATTAGTAGAGGACTGCGTTTTGCAGCTAAAATCGCCGGTTTGTTACCGTTTGGTTTTACTAATTCTTTCTCTAAAATTGCATCATTAGGAGCGGACGTTGCCAGTGCGTTGGGATATTCTCGTCTGCCAGCTGAAGCTACTATGGTTGTAGTATCGCGAAAAACAGACAATCTCAATGTCATTGAAGGACAGTTCGATGCTGGAGCTACTTTAGGAACGAACGATGTTGCGTTGGTGTCACAGGCTGTGAGTCCTCTAAAGCGAGTTGGTGAAACAAATATCGAAGTATTTGGGAAAATGCGAACACAGGTGTTGGCGAACTGGGCTCAAAGTCGAACGGTAAACATTTATCCAGGAGTGGTGACGAATATCACTACTCACGATGATGTAGTTGCCGAGATGTTCACAAACAATGTTTCGTTTTTGAATATGTCGTTTGGTATGTGGTCTGGTGCAATGAAGTTCTGTGTGGAAGTAATTGCATCCCCGCTGGTGAGAGGAAGGATGGGAGTAGTCATTATTCCACCAAACGAAGTCATTCCAGCAAGTTTTCCAACGAATGGTAGCTATTTGACTAGTACTTTCGATGTGGTCGGAACTACTTGTGTTGAATTCGATGTACCGTACTGGCATGAGCGCCCTTTTATGCCGACTAGAATCACACCAATTTCTGCCATTGAACACAATGAAGCAACCATCCGCTACTTTTGGATCGCCGGTCCGTTTGACTTGGGGGCCACAAGAGCACCGGATGTGAATTTGTATATGTGGACAGGTGATGATTGCATTTTTGCAGTCCCAGATACTACTTTGTGTAACAGCTATGATGTGTTGTATACTCAAGGAAAAGGGGATGCGGCAGCGGCAGACGTTTATGGTGAAATCATTGAAGATCTCAACACGTTAGCAAGGAGGAAAGCTTACAGTCAAGAGGTGGTGTTGAGCGACCATGATGCGAGCGTCGTTGTGTGGCCCAAGTGTGATGATCAACAACCGTCAATGCCGTTCATGTATTGGTACGCGCTGGCATTTCATGCTGTAGCTGGTTCGCTGAGTTTCACGTTGGAGTGTGATGTGGATGCACCTATGAAGGCGTTTGAAGGGAAAACTGCTAGGGCAAGCGATCAAACGCGCGGTTGCGTTTACATGCACGACAAAATCATTCAATTTCGACTTCCTGATAGGTGTGGTTTTCATTTCTGGTCGCCTTACATGGATCACGTCAATCCGCTTCTTGCGATTGACCCTTCGGTGATCAAACTCAAAAGTCCGTATCCGGACACATTTCAAATCTCGCTTCATCGCTCCGGTGGTGATGATTTCTCGATGAGTGGCTTTTTGTGCACTCCATCGTTGAAAGTACGCGAGTAGTGCTGAAGAGGGCACTCAAAACAAG